ACTTAGAACCACGACGATCAAGACCTGGCTGGACTGGGTGCCTGAAGACATATTCGGAAAGTTCAACTGGCAGCCGCCGTTTACTCACCGTATCCGAGTGGACGATGTGGATCTCGAAGTAATCTTCCTCGCTCTGGACCGGCCTCAGGACGTAAAGAAACTTCTTTCCCTGGAAGCCACTTTTATCTGGATCAACGAAGCCCGCGAGATCGACAAGGCCGTTATCGATGGCTGCACCATGCGTGTCGGCAGGTTCCCTTCGATCAAGGATGGGGGTCCAACTTGGTATGGCGTCATTATGGATACGAACTCGATGGAGCCGGATCACTGGTGGCCGCTCGTAGCCGGAGATGCTCCGATCCCCGAGGACATGCCGCCGGATGATGCCGCCATGCTGGTCAAACCGGATAACTGGAGTTTCTTCAACCAGCCGGAAGCGATGCGGGAAGAGCTCAGTGAAACGGGAACTGTCATTGGCTATATGATGAATCCCAATGCTGAGAACGTGAACTACCTCCCGCCGGACTATTACCGGAACATGATTCGCGGCAAAACCCGTTCTTGGATTAATCTCTACGTTCGCAACCGTCTTGGGTCTGCCCAGGAAGGCAAGATGGTGTACCCGCAATTCCGTGAGGAAATCCATGTTGCCAAGCAGAAAATACAGCCGATCCCACATGTACCAGTTCATGTAGGCGTCGATTTTGGACTTACACCTGCCGCCACCTTTGGACAGCGACTCCGCGGCCGCTGGCTTGTTCTCCACGAAATGTGTGCTCATGATATGGGAGCAGCACGTTTTGCCGAGCAATTGAAGATCGAGCTGCGTCGGCTTGCCCCCAGTCTTGAGGTTTCCCTCTGGGGAGACCCCGCGGGTGACAGCCGTGCCCAGACAGACGAGAAGACTCCATTTCAGATTTTCCGCGCTGCCGGTCTTTCTATCCTGCCGGCGCCGGGAAACAATGACTTTGTTCTGAGGACGGAGGCGGTGAACGCCACCCTGAATCGAATGGTGGATGGAGAACCCGGGTTTCTTCTTTCTCCCCACTGCCTTGTTCTAAAGGCTGGTTTCATCCGAGGGTATGCGTATCCGCGACTACAGGTTTCCGGTGCGGTTCGATATGGAGATCGTCCAGTGAAGAACCGTTATTCTCATCCTCATGATGCACTTCAATATATGTTACTTGGTGCCGGAGAAGGGTATGATGTAATACGAAGATCCGTTGCCCAGTCTCCCAAACCTTTTATTGCTACTAAAGCTTTCAGTCCCTTCGACCGTTCAAGAGGTGATTTATTCAATCGACGCAGGAATTTGGTGGCACGATAACCGAGTGGTGTGTTGCTTTTCATGATGGAGATAAAAACCAATTCTGGTGGGCACCCTGGACTTCGCCACGTTTTCGCCACATTAGTTTACTGACTTATACGCACGGAGCATGGCTCCTGCTTGACCCCAGACTTAATAAACTCGATCTCCGAATTTTCTCCTCCGATGAAGTAAATTATTATATTGCCTGTATCAATGTGGCTGGTGGCCACTTCCTCCGCATGCCTGTCTCAGTGGTGCGGTGCGCTGAGCCTCTTTCTTTAATGTACTGTGTAACTGTCGCAAAAAGGTTACTAGGACTCCGAAGTTTTGCTATTACTCCTAAACAGCTTTATCGTGCGATGATCAAACGGGGAGCTATTGAAGTGTTCCCATATACACCGGAGAAAGAACAATGAGTGGGACAATCTCAGGAGTAGCACCAGCAGTTTCACAGGGAGGAGTAGCGATGCCTACTCATCCTGCTCTTACTAGACCAAAACGTAGAATCAGTCGCAGTGGTGGTGGTGGTGGAGCAACTGCAAAGATTGCTTCTCCTGTTTATAGATTCCAAGCACTTCGTATGGCTTCTTTACTATACCCGACAGGAGCAACCATTACTTCTTCTTCAGGAGAACTTGGCTATCCAGCTAAGCAGGAAGAACTGGGCGGCGGGTCCATAGGTGGATAAGTAAATGGGAAGTCAGGTATTACTACCAGGGGTAACGAAGGTTGCTACTGGACAATCTGTTTCTGCAAAGACAAAAAAGAGTCCCTTCTATCCTGCGATACTAAAAATGGGAAAACTAATACAAAAGAAATTTAAGGCACAGGGTGTTACGCCAGGAGCGGGGACTACTGTGAAAGAAGAAAAATATCTTGGCACTGGCACTAAAGTAAGTGGAATAAAATAATGGGCGGTCTATTCGGTGGTGGCGGTGATAGTGGTATGGCTCAAATGCGTGCTGAACAAGAAAAGCTAAGAAAAGAACGGGAACGTATCGCAGCTGAGAATGCAGAAAAGGAACGTGTTGCTGCTGAGGAAAGACGTATGAGACTTTCCGGAATGTTTGGTACGAAAATGCTGATGGAGGAAGATGAAACTGGATTTCTTAGAAAGAAGAAAAAACCAGCACAAAGCACAGTCGGCACTGGTGCATCCGTTTCAACTGATACCTATACGGGTTCCTGATAAATGGATCATAAATACCACAAAAAAGGCGGCAAGCATGACGAAATGCTTGGTGATTTATCAAAGCGTTTCTCTCTTGCTCTTAGTAAATGGCAGCGATGGACTAGTTTGTGGCAGGAATGTTACGACCTGACATTACCACAACGTGAAAGATTTTATGGTGAAGACACAAAGGGGCAAACCAATGCAGATCGTATTTATGATTCAACTGCTCCTATCTCTTTACAGGAGTTTGCGTCGAAAGCTCAAGATGGATTAACGCCGGAGTTTTCTCGTTGGGCAAGAATTACACCTGGTATTTCAAACATAGCTGCTCCAGCAAAACGAGATCTTGCTAAACAACTAGAGCTTATTACTACCGAAGTTTTTCAAGCTATACATCGTTCAAACTTTGATTCACAAGTACATGAAACCTATCTCGATCTAGCAATCGGTACAGGTAATATGATCTGTAACGAAGACGATGATGATGAGATTCGTTTTGTTACTATCCCCCAGACACAAGTTGTTCTTGATTCAGGTCCAACCGGAATTGTCGATGGACGTTTTCGTACTCGCTCGATACCTATCAAACACATCATGCTGGAATGGCCGGATGCGACTATTCCTGTTCAAGCTTCACAACAAGGGCAACAAGATCCGAACAAAAAGTTCGATGTTGTCGAAGCCACCTATAGGGATTGGGATAAGAAAGATACTGAAACATGGCACTACTGTGTCTGGATAGAGAATCCTAAAGAAATAATCTTTGCTACCGAATACAAGGGACAAGGATCTCTTCCTTGGGTAAATCCTAGATGGTCCGTAGCTGCTGGTGAGGTTTATGGTAGAGGACCATTATTGAATGTCCTTGGTGATATCAAAGTCACTAACCTTATAGTTCAGATGTTACTTGAAGCAGGCGAGATTGCTATCTCGGGTCTTTGGCAAGCAGAAAGTGACGGCATCCTCAATCCGGAAACAATTCGACTCGTACCTGGCGTGATTATTCCAAAAGCTCCTGATTCACGAGGACTTGAACCAATTGCAACTGGTTCAAACTTTGATGTTGGTCAAATGCTTCTCGGTGATCTTAGAGGTAATATTCGACGTGCATTGTTTGACGAAGACTTAGGTCCTCCTGTTGGTACGCCAATGAGTGCAACGGAAGTTTCTGCCCGTATGCAGCAGATATTCCGTCGTATGGGATCTGCCTATGGAAGACTGGAACGTGAGTTTGTTCAGCCTTTAATCAAACGTGTTATCTATATTTTGAAGGAGAAGGGACGAATAGAGATACCAAAAATAGACGGAAGAGAGATAGATATTATCTCTGTTTCTCCTATGGCTAGTGCGCAGGCACAGGAAGATGTCGTTCGTTATCAGAAGTTTGTCGGAGCTTTACAGGGAACCTTTGGCCCTGAAGTAATGCCATTAATAATGAATCCTCAGATCGTTGCTCAATGGTTGATGGAACAGTATGAACTGAAACCTAGTTTGCTATACGACGAAAAGCAGAAGCAGGAACTTCTCGGACAGATTCAACAGATGGCACCACAAATGGGAGGTGGAGGAGGTGCAGGAGGTCCACCAGGAGGCTTACCTCTAGGATAATCCCATGACACGTTTGATTGCGTTTTTTGCGTTGTTCTGCACTTCAGTTATGTTTGTAATGTCTTCTGGCAATCCTGCACTTGCAAGGATAGATGATGCAATTCCTTTTATATATAAGCATAAGATCGCAACTATACATCCTTGTGGGAATCCAAATACCGATCTAAATAATCTAACCGGGTTTTTCAAGTATCGTTGGAAAGCAACTTACACTGATCTTACTCCTGAAGAAGTGCAAAAATGGTTAGCTTATTTCAATATTACTGATAGCAAGATTGTAATCATTCGGGTTTTTGAAAGTCCGCACCAAGGACATTCAATAATGGTCCTCTACCATAAACCTCACCAGCAGCTACGGACCATCTAGGATTTACCCAAGGAAGAGATCCTTGTCC